CGCGAGTTGACGGCCGTAGTACATACGGCAATCAGTCATACAGCAGAAGTCGCGCGCGAGAACTTTCAATCCGCCAACTCTGATTTGATCAAGGCGACTGGCTGGGTCAGTACGCTGGACAGCAAGACAACGCCGATATGCATGGCACGAGATGGCAAGACTTACACGGTCGACACTCACAAGCCTATTGGTCACAAGTTGCCATGGCTCGGCGGCCCTGGTCGAGCGCATTGGCGTTGCCGGAGTTCCTCGGTACCAGTGTTGAAATCGTGGCGAGAGCTTGGTTTCACGGCAACAGAACTTCCGGCTTCGACGCGGGCTTCAATGGATGGGCAGGTCGCGGGAGACGTGACGTACGGCGATTGGTTGCAGCGACAGAGTGCAGGCCGTCAAGATCAGATTCTTGGACCGATCCGCGCGAGACTCATGCGGGACGGCAGACTTCCATTTGACAAGTTGTTCTCGCCGACCGGTGATTACCTGACATTGGATGAACTCCGCGCTCGCGACTCCAGATATTTCCAGCGCGCTGGGTTATAGTCGGTGAGTGACCGACAAACCACGACTGACAATAATCAAAGGCACGCCAGCTCCGGATACGACGGCAGAGCGCGTGCGTAAACGTATTCGTGCTATGCCGAAGCCGCCAGCGATGATTCAGTGTCCGCGATGCGGTGGCCGCGAGTTCATACAGACAAAGATTGGCGTACTGTTCAAATACGGCAAAGCCGTTGGCGGTACAAAGCAATTGATATGCGCGACATGCATGATGAAAGGTGAGCGTGTCGCGATTCTATAGGTTGAATAAACAATTTGATTACTGAAGCCCGCAATCGCGGGCTTTTTTGTTTGCGGGGTTGCATGACTACGATTGCTTGGGACGGAAAGACACTTGCCGGTGATCGACGCGCCAATGCTGGTGGCCTACCATACTCAGTGACAAAAGTATTCCGGCTAAGCGATGGCAGGTTGTTCGCAGGATCGGGAACCGCTGATTGCATTGAAGCAGTCAGAGATTGGCTTGAAGGAAACGAGAAGCAAAGACCGTCATTCACAAAAGACGAAGACTTTGCAATTTTGGTTATCTCCAAGGAAAACGGAAAGCTCGTATGTGATCGTTATGAGCTGAAATGCTTTCCAATGCGTATTGAAGAAAAGTTTCATGCAGTAGGAAGCGGTCGTGATTACGCCATCGCTGCAATGGATTTCGGTAAGTCAGCAAGAGAAGCGGTTGAGTTCGCAAGCAAGTATGACATCTACACTGGAAATGGAATTGATGTCATTGAATTCGACGCCAAGTAAATAACACAACATTTGAATCACACGAGGCTCGCCATCACTGGCGGGCCTTTTTCGTATCCGGCCTCCGCGCAAGCAATTGCACGGGGGCTTTTTTATGCCTGAAGGCGGAAGCCAACGGGTGCAACGCGGTGGAAGCCGCACCGACCAACGCGCGGAAGCGCAGAGGAAACACCACTATGAAACTTAAGTTAGATGCAAACGGTAATGTAGTTGTTCAAGACGGCAAGCCTGTCTATGTGCATGACGACGGCAAAGAAGTCGCGTTTGACGTTCCCGCCGCGGTATCAAAGATCACATCATTGAATGCCGAGGCGAAATCTCATCGCGAAGCCAAGGAGGCCGCTGAAACCAAACTCAAAGCCTTCGAAGGCATTGAAGACGGTGAAGCCGCACGTAAAGCACTTGAGACAGTCAAGAACATCAAGGATGGTGAATTGCTAACAGCGGGCAAGGTTGAAGAAATCAAAGCTGCTGCACGCAAGGCTGCCGAAGAACAAGTGGCTGCTGCCAACAAAGCCAGTGCTGAGAAGTTAGCTCAGACACAAGGTGAATTGCAGAAAGTCACTGATCAACTGTATTCCGAAAAAATCGGCGGAAGTTTCACCCGTTCAAAGTTCATCACAGAGAAGTCAGCTATTCCTGCTGATCTGGTTCAAGCCAAATTCGGAAGTTCATTCAAGATCGAGGACGGACGGATTGTTGCTGTTGATTCAAGCGGCAACAAAATCTATTCGCGTGCTCGACCCGGTGAGCTTGCCGACTTCGACGAAGCGCTAGAAACACTGATCGATCAGTACCCATATAAGGATCAAATCCTAAAGGGCGACGTGAAGGCCGGTGGTGGTGCACAGAACAACAATGGTGGTGGCGGCGGCAAAAAGACGATGACACGCGCTGCGTATGAGGCTTTGCCCGCAGGTGAGAAGGCATCTCAGATGCGATCTGGTGTGACTCTCACCGACTAATCAAACTTTTTAACCAACCCCCGGCCCGCCTCGTGCGGGCTTTTTCATTTCTGGAGTCCGCATCATGGCTAATACCCTGACAGGTCTGATTCCCGACGTTTACGAGGCACTTGATTTGGTGTCTCGTGAAATGGTCGGGCTTATTCCCGCCGTAACCAGTGACACTAATGCTGCGCGTGCAGCAGTGGGTCAGATGGTTGACGTACATATCACACCAGCAGCTGCTGCTGAAGACATTACTCCGGGGGCAACACCTCCTGATAGTGGTGATCAATCCATCGGCATGACTCAGATGTCGATCACTAAGTCACGCGCGGTTCCTTTCCGCTGGACGGGTGAAGAGCAGCGCGGCGTAAACTCTGGCCCCGGCTATCAGCGCATTCGTATTGATCAGATTGCGCAGGCCTTCCGCACTCTGGTGAACGAAGTAGAGACGGATCTCGCTGGCAACTATATCTATGCATCGCGCGCATATGGTACCGCTGGCACAACCCCGTTCGGTACCGCCGGTGATCTTTCAGACATCGCGCAAATTTTGGCGATACTCGAAGATAACGGCGCACCGAAATCAGATCTGCATTTGTGCCTGAGTTCTTTGGCCGTGGCCAACATCCGCGGCAAGCAATCAAGCTTGTTCAAGGTGAACGAAGCCGGTACCGACGATCTTTTGCGTCGCGGCTTCTTGGGTGATCTGGAAGGTGCGCAGATTCACAACTCAGCTCAAATCAAGGCAGTGACGAAGGGTACCGGTGCTTCCTACGTGACGTCCGGTTCTACTGCAGTCGGTGGAACCAGCATCGCATTGGTAACCGGTACCGGTACCGTGCTCGCCGGTGATGTCGTGACCTTCGCAGCCGATAGTGCCAACAAGTATGTTGTCGGTACCGGCGTTGCTGCTCCCGGCACGATCGCACTCAACAAGCCTGGCGCACGCGTTGTCATCCCGACTGCCAACGCGTTGACAGTTGGTAACAGCTATCGCGCAAACATGGCATTCAGCAGAAATGCGATCGTGTTGGCAGCTCGTACTCCAGCATTGCCAGAAGAAGGTGATATGGCTGATGACCGCACAATCATCACCGATCCTGTTAGCGGCATCTCGTTCGAGCTAGCCATGTACAAGCAGTATCGCCGTGTGCGCTACGAGATTGCTTTGGCGTGGGGCACGAAGTGCGTTAAGCCTGAGCATCTCGCTCTCCTGTTGGGCTAATCACCAACACAATCCAAGGGCTGCAGCAATGCGGCCCTTTTTCCATTTCATCACTGGAGATTTTTATGGCTGATAAGACACCTGAACAGATCGCTGCAGAAGAAGCCGCAGCACGAGAAGCCGCTGATAAAAAGGCTGCCGCTGAAAAAGAAGCCGCAGATAAGGCCGAAGCGAGACGCTTGGCGGAAGAAGACAAGATCCTCGTTGTCATGATCAAAGACGGTGAGAAACTTAAGGTCCATCCGTCATGCGTTGCTGACCACGAGTCGTTGGGCTGGACCAAAGCCAAATAAGCGATGGCACTCGTCATTGAAACCGGCGCTGGCCTCGCCAACAGCGAGAGTTATGCCAGCGTCGCTGAACTGAAGGCCTATGCGATCAGCATAGGCGCTTCAATACCGACGGCGGAGAAGGACTGCGAAGTATTGCTGCGTAAGGCAATGCTTGCCTTGCGTCGCGGTGACGAATACATCGGCGAGCGCTTCAGTCGAGATCAAGCGCATGACTTCCCGCGCGTGTGCGTGACCGTAGGCGGCTTCACGTATCCCGCGACGACGATACCCGCGATGTTGAAGGAAGCGCAGATGCTCTTTGCGATCGCCGCTAATAATAGTGATTTGCTTCCCGTCGTAGAAGCTAACGCAAAAGGTGCCATCATTGAACGCACTGTTGATGTCATCACGACCAAGTATGCACCCGGCGGATACAACCAAACGCCTCGCGTCACGGCTGCAGAGCGAGTACTCGCGCCGCTGCTGAAATCAAATGGAAACATGGCAAAGGTGTATCGCGCGTGACCCGTATTGACTACGACGAGATTGCCGCCGAAACATTGGCAGCCATCGAAGAAGCTGGCGCTGAGATCAAACTCATTGCGAAATCGAATGGCGCATATGATGCCGACGAAAGCAGTGTCAGCATCAGTGAAGAAAATTTGACCGGTGTCGCAATCATTGTTGACGCCGAAGAAGGTGAAGCCGAAGGTACTTTCATCAGCTCCGACAGCGTTACATTCTTGATCGCTGCCAAGGGCTTTCAGAAGCCTGCAGCTGACGATGAACTCGTGTTCGCTGATATAAGTTATGACGTCGTGAAGACGAAAACTATCGGACCAAATGGAGCGGCGCTCATCTATCGAGTCCTGACGCGGCGCGGATAATGGGCGTCTTCGGCGTTGATGTTCGCAATTGGGTGAATGAAACCAATGCGAAGGCAGACAACATCGTTCGCGCGATCGCGATCGAGATTACGTCTCGCATCGTATTCAAATCACCGGTCGGCAATCCTGAGTTGTGGGCTGCGAATGCTCGCGCCGTGTACGGTCGCGAGACGCACAACTTATTCGTCGATCAAATCAATGCAACGCTGGCGCCAGGCGAGAAGAAAGTCAGGAGACTTGGCAAGCAAAAGTTGAAATCAATGTATAAGTTGCGAGCCGGAAAGGACTACGTCGGCGGCAGATTCCGCGCGAACTGGCAACTCACAATAGGTACTGCAGCCAGCGGAAACATTGATGCCGTCGACGCGAATGGCGGTAAAACGATTACGGCAGCAGTTGAAGCCTTACAGGACTTCGAATCAGGGCCGACGATCTTCATCGTTAATAACCTGCCGTATGGTGCACGCCTTGAGTATGAAGGTTGGTCGCGTCAAGCACCTGCAGGCATGGTTCGCGTTACCGTCGCCGAGTTCAATGAAATCGCAAGTAATGCAGTGAGTCAGTTCACATGAGAGTTTCCGCAGATCCTGATGACGCTGGGTTCATCAACTTTCACGGTGATCACGTCGTCTACCTTGATAACCGTTTAGTCAATGACTGCGTGACCGCTGATGAAGACCTCGGTTTTGTCGAAGTCTTCGAGCGCGACAAAGACAATAGATTTATTGCCTGCGGGAACAAGGTACAAACCTGCAAGAAGTTTGGCGTCGTCGTAATCAAATGAGCGATCAAATCATCAGAAAGCTTTTTGAGACGCGTCTCGAAAGCTGGGCTGACGAGAACGACGTCAAGCTGTTGCACGAAAACGAGACCGTGACTACAGAAGACGCAAAGGCGCTTCACGCCAAGGTCACATTGTTGCCGGGCAGAAAGCGATCTGTTTTTCTCAGCGGCAACGACATTCTGTTTGTCGGCGTGTTTCAGGTATCGATTTCATACCCGAAGCGAACCGGTGCCGGCGATGTTGAAGCGATCTCGAAAGCACTTTCTGAGCTGTACCCAGTGAATTTGATTCTTACCGATACGAGCGGGTTGAGTGTGCAAGTCACAACGCCTCTACAAACACCTGCCGCAATTGAAAACGCAACCGCATATGTACAGCCGACAAGTTTTGAGTATCGATCCCACGTAACCACATAGTCTCGAAGTAATCATCTATCAATTAACGACACCCGCGATTGCGGGTGTTTTTGTTTCTGCCGCTGAGCGAGTGATCGCGACGCGGTTTTTTTATGCCCGCGAGGGCGCATAGGAGAACTACCGTGTCTGCATCCCTTCCGAATGGCTCCATCTTCTCGATGGCAAGTACTTACGGTACTACCAAGAACATGACTGCGTTAACCAACGCATCTCAGGCTGTGGCCACGCTCGAAGCGTCACACGGCATCGTCACAGGTGACGTATTCGAAGTCACGTCTGGCTGGTCACGCGTCAACGGTTCTATTCAACGCGCGCAAGGCGTGTCGACAAATGATGTCACGATTGAAAATCTGAATACGACATCGACGACTCGTTACCCAGCCGGTACCGGTACCGGTACGATTCGAGAGGTCACGGCATGGGCAGAAGTGCCACAGATTACTGCGTTTGATTCCAGCGGCGGCGATCAGCAGTTCACGCAGTTCCAATATCTGTCAGAAACTTTCCAGCGTCAAAAGTCGACGGTGAAGTCCGCTCAAGGCTTGCAGATCACGATTGCCGACGATCCTTCTCTTGCAATCTATGCGTTGCTAACCGCTGCTGATGAAGACGGCCTTGACCGTGCGTTTAAGTTGGTGCTGCCAACCGGTGCCGTCGTATATTACAACGGCCAGGTGTCATTCAATAACAACGTGAAGATTCAGATCAACAGCATCATCACCGTACAGGCAACAGTTTCGCTGTCGTCAAAACCAACGCGCTTCACTTCCTAATCGGTGATTCATGGCCAAGTTGAGTATCACTCAAGACCCGACCTTCTCTGCGAAGGTCGGTATACCGCGTGCCGGCAAGCCGCCGGTTGACGTTACGTGTGAATTCAAGTTCAGGACGCGAACTGAATTCAATGCGTTGCTGGAAACGCATAAGAATTCCAATGACGTAGATTATTTGATGGAGTTCGTCGTTGGCTGGGATGTCGATGCAGAATTCAGTAAAGATAATCTGCGGACATTCTTGGAAAACTATGGCGGCGCCGCGACGGCGATTGCATCGAAATACACAGAAGAGTTGTTGCCGGTAAAACTGGGAAACTGAGAAGGGCGGCGCGCGCCCTTTATTTCAAACCGCCAGATGAACAAACGATCGAAGGACTCGGTCTGACGCGCGCCGATTACGCTGACGACGAGAAGTGCAGCGTGTACCCACAGTTGTGGGACGTCGTTAATTTGTTCGCGATCCTTGATACGCAATGGCGAGTCAGTCCTGGTGGTATCTCTGGACTCGACTACACAGCAGTGAAGACGGTGCTCGAAATTCACGGAATCGAATCAGCGCAGTGGAAATCATTTTTCGAAGACATACGAGTAATGGAAATAGAAGCCCTGGCCATTACTCATCAGCAGTGAGGTGACGACATGACAGACAAGATCGCAGGTCTTGGCGTCACCATTGATAGCACTGGTGTAGAAAAAGGCAAAGCTGAACTCAATCAGTACGCCGAGAGTGCGGAACGCGCTGATGCCGCGCAAGAGAAACTCGAGGGACAATCGAGATCAACAAGCGCAGCTATTGCAAGCCAAGCATCTGCGACGGCGCAGGCACGTGATGGGCTCAATGGATTGGCGGCATCAGCTTCTAAAGTCAGTGAAAGCGAAGAAGCAGCACGTGCACGTATCAAGGCCATGGTGGCCGAAAGTCTCAATCAACAACGTGCTGCCGTCGCGGCAGCCAGCGCGACTCGCGACATCGCACGAGCACAAGAAGAAGTCGCGAGAACGCAGGTTCGCACTTCACCAACGGCGTC